AAGCTGAGAAGCGTTATGAAGCTTTAAGCGAGTATTTCGCAAGCCAAACAGCCCAAGAGTCAATAGACGCAGGGCGTGAAGTTTCTAAACTTCTCGGATACTAAAAGCTTTAGTGGCTTCCTATCGTCTACCCCTGCTAGGGTAGGCGGTGGGATACTCCTAAGAGTATCTACCAACTAGACAAGGAGAAAGAAAATGAACGATACAAAAGACAAAAGCTGTTCAGCTCGTATAGCTGAGGAGCTAGCTAATGAGGAGCGCAATATCGGGGACATCTACCGAGTTTTAGACAATCCCGAAGAACAATTAGATGAGGCTTATAGCGAGCTTTACAATTACGCTCTAGGAATGGATAGCAAGCAGATCACCACAATCACTCTCAGCTGGGGAGGCCCTTCCTCACATCTTGAAATCACCCACACAGGCGCAGAGATTGATTGCGTGGTATATCGCTTTTCCGATTGGTTTGATACAGCTACGCAACAGCTAGACAAGGAAAGCCCGCTTTACCGCTACGCACAAGAAATGATCGACATTCAGGAAGGAAACATTTAATGATTGATTTAATTCTATACACAGCTTCCGTCTTTCTGTTTTTCGCTTTTGCGGGAGCTGTGGCGTGGAGCTTAGATAAGCTTTTAACTTTCCACCTAGAGGGAATGGAACGAGTAAGAAAGCTGGACGAGAGAGAGGGCAAGAAATGAGATGTAAACAATGTGATGATGTAGTAATAATTGACGGAAAAGGGTGCGACAAATGCGGAAACCAATTTTGTGGATACTGTTGCGAGTTTGATAACAGCCCAATTTGCGGGGACTGCTTAACTTATGACTGCCACCACCTAAACGAGATCAAGAGAGAGAAGGCGAGCAAGTGAATCAAGATTACAAGTGTTTAGAGTGTGGATTGAATTATCACCTAAGCTTAGAGCGGATAGAGCAGGACAAGCCTAATCCTCTAAGTTTTGTGTGTGATATCTGCCTAGATATTTAGTGGCGGACTATCGTGCATTTCTTGTCTAGGGGAATGTGCGGTAGTCTTCTCCTAACCGATAGCGAGAAGAAGAAAGAGGAAGAAAGTGAGTAAGAAAATAAGTAAGGAAGTGAGAGAGATAGATGAAGCTATGTCTATTCTTTGGTTTAATGGTGAGATAAGCGACCAAGCTAAGCTATGGTGGAACGATCACTACCAAGAGTTAATGGAATTGGAGTTGGCAAAATGAATATGACAATAAAGGAAAGCTATATGCCCGAATATACAAAAGTAATTACCTTTGAGTGTGAGGGTCAGGAATATATGGCAGAGGTGTATTTTAGTAAGCATTGCTCTGATTACATTTTATATCAAGGCAATAAAAAGCTAGAGGATAAACCTGCTTGGTTGGAAAAAGCAGAGGAAGATCCTGAGTTTAGCTTTTTATTTTTTATAGATGAGCAAGCGTGGTTTTATGAAGATAAAGAAAGAGAGATGAGTAAATGAATTGTAATCTATGTGGATGTGATGGTGCTTATATTGCCCATAAAATAGGGCGCAAAGTAGTTTCTATTTGTGGCGATTGCTGGTATTACGAAAACAAAATAGAGAGAAGGAAAGCGATTGCTAACCAAGCGCAAAGCTAAGAGCGATCTTTACTTTGACGAACCAGCGAATGAATGGGTTATATTCTGTAAAGCCTGTTCTTCGCTGGTTGGTTATGCACCAACGAGGAAGATAGCGAAAAAGAATAGACTAAACCACACTCGGAAGGAGTGTTTAAATGGATACTGAAATGCCTGAACTACTGTTAGACCTGCAACAATTAGCTGAACGCTTGGTTGAATTAACCACGCCTGAGCCTACAATCAATGACCTAAAGCGTATGGAGGAGGAGAGCAAATGAAGTGTGATGTATGTTTTAAAGATAATAAAACCTTGTATCAAGTAATTACTTGTGGAAAACAAGAATTATGGTGTTTAGCTTGTAAAGAGTATGAATTAGGTGAAGTAAATGCCTGAGCCACGCTATTTAGAAGGAGATGACTACGCCTTGAACGGTGTAGAGCAAGAGGACGAAAGCGATGTCGGAAATACCGATGAGCCTGATCGTATGTGGGAGGATGAAGAATGAGTGAAGTAATCAAGCTAAATAATAAGAAGCACATCTCACTATATGAGATAAGCGATAACAATAACATAGCAATATGGGGCGGAGAAGATCCTGTGTCTGCGCTTGGCTGGTATAGAAATAGCCCGCCTGATAGTAAGATATACGTGTCGGGGTGGCTAGCAGATGAGGAAGATGCCAAGCTTATATCTGAACCGGTAGAGATCACACCAATAGTGCTTGCCACTATTGCTGATTGTATGGAGAGGTGGGTTAAGTGATGTTATTTATTGGATTGCTTGTAGTAATTGCTATCTTTTATGTAATCGTAAGTTTGGATAACTAATGGTGAACGAGAGAAGATTAAAGACGGCAAGTAATCGGGCTGTTTATCAACGCAACTATCGGAGAGCGAGAGATAGGGCGCTAGCGAAATTAGCTAACGCTTACCCTGATGAGTATCGGGATCTCTTAGAAGAGGAGAAGTTAGCCGATGAAAAAATGGGTAAGAAATGGCTTGATCTTGATGGCAACACTAGCCTTGCTGATACAGGGCGAGAGTAAATTATTTACACCTCCGATTGGGAGAATCCCAGATGGAGTAATAGAGAGTAGGAAGGCAACAACAGATGAAAAGAAACACAATAAGAAGCTCGCAAAAGACTACGCTTCGGCTGGTTATGGGTGGGAAGGCAATGAGTGGAAATGCCTTGAGTCCCTTTGGACCAGTGAGAGCAGGTTTGACCACTATGCAACGAACCAACAGGGATCTAGCGCTTTTGGTATTGCTCAACTCCTTGGAGAACAAGATCCAAGACCTGAATACCAAATCCTCAGAGGTCTTAAATACATTTCTAAACGATACCAAGACTCACCTTGTAGAGCATACAAGTTCTTCCTCAAGCACAACTACTATTAGTATGGTAGAGTAAGAGAGTTAGACCGGTCTTACACTTTCTTCCGGTCAGCATACGAATAGCCCCGCTACCCTTCCGGCGGGGTTATTTATTTTTATCGGTAGTGTAGAAACCAGATCCCTTGAAAGAGATAGATGGCGCTGACCAAAGACGATTAGTAATTTCATTACAGCAAACTGGAGTATCTTCAACGCCATAGACAGGGCGCTCAATAGTTATTACACCGCTACATACCTTGCACTTGTACTCATAGATCAAAGCAAGAGACCATCCTCTACTTTGAGGAAGCCCACGAGCTTAGTGCGGTTAGACTTGTTAGAAAACTCAGTTGTGTTAGGTAGCCACTTACCTTCCCACTTAGGTTCAGGTGTAGTGGTTAGGTTAAAGCCATAGATACCCTCAGGTGTGGCGTTAATATACCAGGGAGTAAGAGATCTAATACCTGCTGCCTCAATCAAGGCACGATACTTCATCTCTTCTATAAGTAGATCAGGGTAGTGAGTCTTACGGGACTTGAGTTCGATGAACATCTTATGTTCTTGCGAGATGCAATCCCAAGTATCAAACTCATCTGATTGTTCTAAGTCTTTGTAATGAAACTCTTTCAAGTATTCAAATAACTCTGGTTCTTTTAAGACCAAGGTTGCCCCTTAACTGTCTGCATATAGTTAATGGCAGATTCCATTATCTTTATATCGTGCTTAAACCAACCAAGTCCAGCATTACAACTGCCACAAAGCAAAGCTCTTAGACATTTACCGCAAGTCTTTTCACCAGGACAGCAGTCGTGATCGTGGTCTACCACTAATGATCTTGACCAAGTTCCCTTACAAATAGCACACACTCCGCCTTGCTGTTCAAGGATTTTGTTATACAACTCAAGAGTTATCTGATATTTCTTTTTGTATTCATAATGTCTATACAGATCAGGGAACTCTGCTCTATGTTTGCGGGCTTTATCTGCCCGACAATCTTTACAGTGTGCCCTGTAATCCTTGCCTTTATTATGAACTGAGAACTCAGTTATTTCTTTTTCAACCTTACAGGTTTTACATATTTTCATTAGTAAGGTGTATCACCGCCGAGTAGATCTTGTAGCTTACGCATAGCGTTAGCGCACCTACGATCAGCGGTAGAGACAGCAACCTCTAAGTATTGTGCTATCTGATTTAGAGTCCAAGCATCGTGGTATCTGAGCTCTAATAACTTAGCGTCATCAACTTCTAACTTCTCGTACGCCTTCTTAATATCAAGGAGGATGGCAATTAGATTACCGCTTTCAGCGGGAGCAGAAGGCTTCTTAGGTGTGCCATCATTAATCATATCTTGTGCTTGTTGCATAACAGTTCCGTGCAATACGGATTGAATTACAAAGGGTAGTAGTTGAGCAATAGTAGTGGTGTCATAGAAGGCTTCATCACCGGTCTGATAACCCGCTTTAGTTGCCTTCTCTTTACGGGCGTAGCGCTCAGCTACACGCCGCATCTGATAAGCAATACGCTTCTCATTATGTTGGCGCTTGGCTAAGTTAGGTTCATCTAACTGCTCAGAAAACTGTTTGTTTCTACCAACAGCCCAGGCGTAACACTCTTGAATAAGATCTTCTTTATCTACCCATCCCTTGAACCTACGGGCTATAACTACTGCAACGCTAGGAGCTAACTCATAGATCGTTGGGTGTAATTTATCAGTCATTCTTCTTGAGAGTATCTTCTACTACACAAATAAAAGCTTCAAGTTTTTTATCAAGGTAAAAGAACTGACGTTCAAGTCTGCGAATCCTAGAACGATTACTAAAGCGATCAGTAAATTGCCACCAAAGTATTTTATATTTAAGCATCAGGCCACTTCTTTTCTAATACCATAATTGCTATGGCTGAGTAGTTGAGTAGATCTATAAAGGAATCTCGTAGTGATTCATTCTGTGGATCAACATTCTTATCTAGTAAGTTATTGATGCGAGCAATCTTATCGTGCATACGCACACGCAATCCGTTAAGTGGACCACCAGGAGCAAGGGATATATTGGTTGGACCATAGTCCATTTGCTTACGCAGTAGCAGATCTCCTGCTTCATCTAATAAGCCACGAACAGTATCTATAAAATCTAAAGTTATTCCTTGATCGGAGGCAGCTTGATCAGCATCGTTTCGTTTACGTAATCTATCTTGATTATTAAGATCCCGTAACCCACCAACCATTCGGCGAGATCCATCAGCTCTGAGTTCTTCATACATTTGGAACACCTAATAGATGCTTAGTGGCATCTGCACCGTTAGCTAAGTAATAGTCCGTTATGTCCATATTTGGTGGTAATTGTACTATTATTCCGTTCATCACCTCACTTGCGACACGCCGACTAAACTCAGCGCCAGGATTAGTACCATCCTCTTTGACATCATTATCGCCAACAATATAAACAACATCATAACCTGCAAATAATTTATTAAAATGTGGCTTCCAAGCTGCAACACCAGGTACACCAACAGCAGGTAAACCCAGTACACCTGAAACAATTACAGTATCTAACTCACCTTCGCACACCACAACACGAGGAGATAACTTTGTTATATCAGATACGTTATAGAGGTGAGACTTCTGACCTAGTGGTGAGCCATACTTAGGCTTGCCTTCATCTAATCTTCTAAACTTAAATCCAACACATAAACCTAATGCAGTTATGTAAGGTATAGATAACCAACCAGCGTGATGTTCGTGGCCTGAAGCTGGATCAGATACAACGCCGAGTTCAAAGCGGGCAGCAACTTGTTCAGAGATTCCACGTCCTTCGAGATATGCCAGAGCCTCTGGTGTTATTGCTTGAGCGTATCGCTGTGCTGCTTCCAGCGCAGATTTCATTTGCTCTCTTGAGTGCATCTTTAAATTCCAATCCCTCTTTGTGCATAAGCATATTAACTGCGTTGCCTGCTACTCCGCAGGTGTGGCAATAATAAAGATTCTTGATTGTATCTATGACTGCTGACTTGCGTGTGTCGTGATGAACACAGCAACGCACCGATACATTCCTACCTTCACGAACCTCACCACCTAAGTAATTAACTATTACTCCAATGGGTATTGAGTTCGCATCGGTTCCAGCGTTGCCTTTGCCCGATCTGCGGTTGCGGGTCCAGTCTTGTGTTGACAACAGCAATCCCCTTTACATTTCTTGTGCATATTAGTAGCTCGCTTAAGTTGATTTAACTTATTAAGTTCACCACCGGATAGGCAGTAATTACAAATCATTCTTTAACTACTTCCTCTTCTTCAACCTCTTCGATTACATCTAGTATCTCTTCGGTTGGTGCTGGTGTTGTCCAGATCTCTGACCCGCTTATTACTCCCTCAGGTGTTGGCATTTTTTTCTCCTATCCATTGTTGTAAATCCTGGATAACCCAGGCTTGTTCTATCGGAGCATTTCTCCGTTTAAATAGAACAAAAGATAAAGGCTTACTAGTACCACGATGCTTAGCATAATTCTCTGCTTCAACTTGTGCCTCTTTCCAAAACTTCTTTAGGTCTAGCGTCTTGGTATTCTTTAGTTCAAAGATGTATGAGGTGCTACCAATCATAACAACCAAATCACCTTCATCTTCTTTGCCTGATAAGCGTAAGCGTTCAGCTATTACACCCATTTTGCGAAACCATTTCATTACATCTATCTCAAAGGCTGCACCCTTACGTCTATTGTAGGTAGGGTTAGCCATCTAACTTCACTTTGTTTACTTTAAATACTTGTTCACCGTTTTCGTCCACCACTTCAATAATTCCTGCCTGTATAAGTAAACCAGCAAAAGCAGCAAAATCGTTTTCCAGTTTATCAATCTTCTTTTTGACATATTGCATCTCCGTATTAGCCAAGTTTCTTCACCGCCTCTGCGATACCTTGCTCCAAAGTAATCTTTGGTGTATAAAATTCTAGCATCTTTTTATTATCAGATACTCTAAACATACATCCGACAGGCTTGTCGGGGTTGGTTTTAATCTCCGGTGTGTAACCAACCTCAGCCGATACCAGTTTTACTAATTGCAAGAATGATGTAGATCTACCGGTACCTAAGTTAATTGGTTCAGTTATACCTTCACGCACCGCAGCAAGCACTGCACCTACTACATCTTTCATATGTATAAAGTCTCGTGTCTGCTCACCTGATCCCCATACTTCAAATGGATTCTGTCTTTCAACCGCTCTCTTGACATACATTGGGAACGGATAAGTCAGATCCTGATCCCATCCATACCCAGAAAACGGCCTAAAAATATGGACATTTGGGACAAATTGGGACAGATATTCACCAACTAATTTGCTCCAACCGTATGTCATATCAGGTGCACCAGGAAATTTAAGGTTGATGTCAAACTCTTTGAGCTTTATATTTTTATCAGACTGCAACGATACTGGGTAAGCAGCACTGCTGGAGAAGTAAACTATCTTGCGAGGCTTGGTCTTTAAGCACCATTGAAAAAACTCTGAGTCAATAGATAAGTTATCAGCTACTGCTAGTGGTCTGCCTTCAATAGATTCTCTGCCACCTACGATAGCGGCAAGGTGAATGACTAGATCGTACTGTGTGTCATCTCTTTTAAACAGATCTCTACAATCAATACCATCTTTAATATCAGCACCAGTGATATTGATGTTAGGCAGTTCAGATAATTCTTCGGTAAAGTATCTACCTACGAATCCTTTATTACCGGTGATTAAGACTTTCATCTGTTCCCCAATCGTATATATATTTGACGTGGCCTGACTCTTTAAATGAGATTTCTCTGTCCGGTGTGTAGACAAAGACATCGTTCTCATCTAAGGCTGCGCCAATATGACAGACAGTATTGATGCGCTTGCGTTTAATACTGCGCTTCTTATGTGATTCAAAGCTGTAGTAATCATCGTGAACTAAACAATTTTCTATTATGTTTGGGTATATAGCACCCGATAAGAACTTTTGATCCTGCATATAAGTATCGTGTAGTTGAGTATTATCTAATATTTTTTTAAAGAAACCCATACCTTTAGTCTTACAAGCAAACATACCAGCAGAAATAAGATAGCGATGTCCAGTTGGGTGATCTCTAATAATATGAAAATCAAACTCTGAGTCTAAGAACTCTTGGTGTGCCTGAGCTTCTCGCAGTGATAAACGGGCATCAGTATCTCTTGATAGAACTACATCAACTGCTGGATCATAGATCGCTCTGAATCTCCATAGCCTTGCGGTGCTATCCTCTGGTTCATCTACCGGTATCTGTTCTACATTTGAAAAGAGATCTAGTGTGCTACGCACCCAAGTTGGTACGGAATTTCCTACATAGAAACGAACCGTAAAACCAGGAAAGAATATGTTTGCTAACTGTGCGTTTTTTATAGCACCAACTAAATATCTAGGATGTGCACCATAAAGTGAATAGGAAATTACTTGGTTCATTTTATACCGACTGACTCCTTAAACCTAGCAAGATCTGCTGGGTATTCCTCTGATAAATATCGTTGCAACTCTACTTGATCTGCTGAGCCTACCTCGTTGGAGTTGTTTTCAATATAGCCAGCATCGATCTGTGATTTACCAGCAAGGAAATGCAGGTGCTCAATAATTACATCATCAAAGTACCAAATAGAATTTAAATCAAAACCAAGCAACATCCAAAAGTTATCCATAAATAAATGAACTAACTTAGGCGGTGCCATAAAGCCAAAGCTTCTAATGATATTGGTGCTCATCATTACCGCAGTAGCAAGGTTCTTACCTTGAAATAGATCATTGCCGTAGGCAAGACCGTATCCTTTAGTTGCTATAGCACTTGCTAAAAAGTGATCCCATTGATGCGTTGATGGCAGGTGATCATCACCCATAAAAAATATAGTTTCATACTTGTCTGCATACTTATTGGCTACCAGGTTTAAGGTGCCATTCATTCTAAGTCTAGGATTAACCTCATAGATCACATCATCTAAGCGTGGGTATAGGTCAACCTGATCATCATCAATAGCTACGCATATATCAGAAATAATACTGTTTTCTTTGAGTGCTTTAACAGCACGTTCAATAGATTCCGGTCTGCTTCTTGATGGAATAATTACAAGGTTGGTATTCATAGTGTCCTAATGTAGTATGGATTGTTGGTCAAATTGTCTTGGTACGTGTGGTGCGGCATTGCGTTCAGTTATTTGGCAGTTAGAGTAATCAACCTTTAATGATGCAAACATAGATCCATCTGCTGAGTGTGGTCCAAATCGATTCTTAACTGCTGCAACAAGTAACTCTTTATTGTATGGGTCATATCCCATAGTAACTATGAGACTAGGTAATTGACTGACCTTACCTTGAATTGCTCTACGAGCTGGTGGCTGTTGACCTTGACCATACTCTGTCTGCTCTGAGACGTGGTGCAAGATCATTACACAAGCCTCAGTATGTCTAGCCATATCGTGCAGGTCCATCATAATTGCACGTAGTCCTGCCCATTCATTATCAGTCTCTGCTGTTACGTTCATTAGG